CGGCCGTGTCGATGATGTTCGTTCCATTGGCCGAGGCCGTGCGCGATCCGTAGTTGAACGCGCTGGTGGTCTTCGTGTTGTTCAGAGTGTCGCGAAGCATGTCTGTTCTCCTTGTCCTGTAGTGGCTGCCGTCTTACGCGAACTTGAGCAGCTTGATCGCGTCGAAGTCGACGACGCCGCCACCGACACGGCGCACCGTGCGGAAGGTCACGTACGGCGCGTTCGAGTACGGATCGCGCAGCACGCTCATGCCAGACCGGTCGACGATCACGTAGCCGGCCGAGAAGTCACCGAACGCGATCGACAGCGAATTCGCCGCAATCGCCGGCATGTCTTCGGCCTCGACAACCGAGTATCCGAGCAGGCGAGACGGCGTCCACTGCTGCGAGCCCGCGATCACGGACGGCGCCCAGATGTAGTCGCCGCTCGAGGCCTTGAGCTGTCGCAACGTGCCGAGCGTCTGCTTCGACATCACAAAGCAGGCATTCTGCCGATAACCGCTCTTCAGCTTGTAGACCATGTCGGTGATCTTGTCGACACCGTTCGAGGTCGTGCCGAATCCGCCCGACGTGCCGGTCGCGATGTGCTCGAGCGTGCCCCAAGTGCGCGAGCTGTCGGCCGTCGCCGCAGTCGCGTAGGACGTGAAGCCCTTTGGCTGTCCGGCGCCGCTGCCGGCAACAAAGGCCGTCTGCTCGCTCAGCGCAAAGTCGCGGCCGAGCACGCGCATCAGTTCGGCTTCGACGTCGTACGCCGCGTCCTCGAGCAGGAACTGCCCGATCTGCGGCGCGCTGCGCTGTGCATGCACGTCGATACGGTACTTCTTAAGCGTCGGCGTGGTCGACTGCGCGTTCGTTGCTTCGGTGATTTCGTCGAGCCACGTCACGCCGGCCTGACCGTACGACGTCACGCCCTCGAGCGCCGATCCGCTGATCGACACGACGCGCGCAATCTGTCGGATCGGCGAGCCGTCGAAGATGCGCTGGAAGAGCGGGCCAGTCACGGCCGTCGGCACGAGGTAGCCGCCGTTCGCATCGTCGCCGACGCGCATCGCCTTCAGGTTGTCCGGGCTCGCGCCCTTGCGCAGGAATTCGGCGAACGACTTGCGCTCGGACGCCTTCTGCTCGTCGTGGTGCTTGCTCGACGCGCCGGCCGCCATGCGCTGCTCGATCGCCTTGAGCTCGGCCGACGTGTTGTCGATCGCCTCATTGATCGTGCGCAGCTTGACATCGAGGTCGTACGTCGGCGCCTTGGCTTCGAGCGCGGCGATCCGCTGCTCGTTCGTGGCCTTGAACGCTTCCCACGCCTTCGCGTGTGCGTCGAGGGCCGTCTTCAGTTCGAGATCCATATCGGTTCCTTTCGTCTGCGAGAATGTGCTACACCGACAGCCGGCGCAGCAGTTGCACGACTTCCTCGTCGTTCTCGTCGTTCACGTCCCGCGACGACTTGAACCCACGCGCCGCGATGGCCTTGGCCTGCGAGGCCGAGAAGTTGCCCGCGTCCCGCAGGAACTTCTCGAACTCACGGACGGTCATCGACGGCCCGGCGTATTTCACACTCTCGACGCGCGCGGCGTCGTTCATCGGGAAGGTCACGAGCGACACTTCCCAGAGATCCACGCTCGTGATCTGAAACACCGTTGTGCCGTCCGGCGCCTTCACGAGCTCGCAGCAGCCATCCGGAACGCAGTAGCCGATCGACATGCCCGACAGCGCTCCGACCTTCAACAGCGCGTAAGCGTTCCGACCTTCGTCGGTGTCCGCGATGTCGCCCTCGACGTACAGGCCCTTCTCGTCTTCGCGCATCACGCGCCAGACGCCGATCGGCTCGCACACGTCGTGCTGCCAGAGCATCGCCGGCATGCGACCATCGGCCGCGGCCTTTGCCAATGCGGCCGTGAATGCGCCAGGCATCACGACATCACCGCCGAAGTCTGTGACGCCGAAGACTGACGCGTAGCCGGAGAAACTCCCTACGATACCATCGGCCGGCTTGTCGCTGGCGGCCTTGACCTGCAGCGTCGCACGCACTGCGGCGCGCTTCATTTCGATCGACATTACTCGCCACCTTTCGCGCCGGCGACTGGAGCGCCGGCCGGAGCCATGTTCAACGGCTGCAGGTAAACGTCGCCCTCTGGCCCGATCGGGTTCAAATTCTCGAGCGCTCGAATATCGTTCACGCTCAAGAATCCACCTTGACGCGCGCCAACATAAGCGTCATAACGCGACTTCAAGTCGCCACGCAGCAGGCCGTCGATGAGAAATTCACAAAAGAGCGTCTGACGTTCTGCCGGCGTGAAGAGCTTCCGGCCGAGCGCTTGCTCGATCCGAACGCACCACGGGCGAATACAATGCACGACGAACTCGATCGCCTGCTGCTCGATGTTCGAGAAGGACGACTGGGACAGGTCGCCGATCAAGTGCGGAGGCACACGGAATATCGCGGCAATCTCCTGCCGCTGCAGCTTGCGCGTGTCCAGGAACTGCAGATCCTCGGCCGTCATCGAGAGCTTCTCGATCGACATGCCTTCCTCGAGCACGGCCGTGCGTCCGGCGTTCCGCGGCCCGGAGAACATCTCCGACCACGAATCCTTGAGACGCTTCGCGGCTTCCTCGTCGAGCGTCTCAGGATGGCGAATCACGACCGACGGCGTCGCGTCGTTCTCGAGCGATCGGCGGCCGTACTCCTGCGCCGCCTGCGCCGCGCGGAACGTATCCGATGCGTCGCGCACGACCGACCGGCCCATGACGCCATCGAGCGACAGCGCGCGAATGTGAACGATTTCAGACGGCGCATACGACCGATCGCCGGCGATGTCGTACCCGGTGATCATCTTGATCGGCCCGTCGGTGACCTTCACCGTGACCAGGTCGGCCGAGATCGGAATCAGCGCGTCGATCTTCCCGGCGTTGCGGCCGCGCGTTGATTGCTTCTTGATCGCGTAGAAATTGCCGCGTAGCAACAATGATGCGACCAGAGTCTCGATGAACTCAAACGACGTTTGTTCCGCGTTCGGCTGATCGTGCAGCAGCCAGTATCGGTCGTCCGTCGTGGCGCGCATCTTCCCGCGCTCGCCGGCGCGCGTGTACGTCAAGAGCGGCAGCGACGCGACCGTCTCCGAGATCACGCGCACGCACGAATAAACGGCCGCGACGCGCATCGCGCCTTCTGGCGTTGACGCATCGGCCGCCCAGGACGTACCGAGCAGCGTAGGCAAGTCGTTCAGCGACTTGCGAGCCGGGCGAAGCATCGACGAGAGACGCGCAACAAGAGACGGCATCGTGTGAATCGATCAGGTCGAGCGCACCGCGTCGACGCATTGCTCGAGGCGATGGTTTCACGGCATGACACATGCGGTCAGCAGCCGTGCGGGAGGCGAGGAGCGCGAACTAACGCGGCGCGCCCGCCCTGATCGTGCATGAACACGATGCGATGCCTACGTCTATAGGTCAATACGTGCTGTCGCGGGTTGTCGCAGTTTGCCGCAAGTCGTCGGAATTTCATCGACGATGCCGCCGATGTACTTCTCTGTCTTCTCTGAGATGTGCCGGAAGTTGCTGTCCTACGGGCACAGGCCTCCCGTAGGTACGGGAAGCCTGCGCGAATTCGAGCGTGCCGTGTAGCCGCCGCCTTTTCGCGCACAAGGTCGCGCATGCAACGCGCCCCGATCTGGCCCAGACTGTGACCGCGCCGAGTGCATGGCGCGCCGTCTTACCCTCTAGGCCTTCGGCCCCAGGTTGCGGATCAAGACGTGCCCGGTATCCGCTGATCGTTCGCCATCGACGCCGGCCGTGAGTCGCTGCCCGTCGATGGCTTGTTACTGGCCCCGGCATCAACGAACCACCCGCCGCACCCCGGCGCGACCGGGACTAGCTGTAGCTACCGTTGAATTACGCGCAGTCGATGGCCGCAGGCGTTGCCGCTCTGCTTGCCGGGATAAATTCGCTTCTCTACCCTACATGCTCGAGCGCGAGCATGTCAAATTGTCCTAGAAGGCTAGGCATTGAACGCCTGATGATTCTCGATGAACTCGATCAGCACCTCGCGTGATTCTCTATGAACTCGATCAGCACCTCGCGCGCAGACTTGCCGTGAATGAACGCGACGTAACAGAACCGCTCCCACGTCTCCGCGTCGATGTTCCGCAGCAAATACGACACGTGGCCCGGTTTCGTCCGACGCGCCTTCCTGGCGGCCTTCTGTGGCTTCCTACGTGCCTTCATCGCGTCACCTCGCGCACGTCGTCGGCTGTCTCAACTCGCCAGTACGCACGATGCCATCGCGGCATCCCGGCGCGCTCGTCGATGGTCACCCACACGTGCGACGCGCCGGACTGTCGCGCGATCACACCACGCCACGGGTAGCGCGCGCCGA